GTCACAGAGTAATACTCTTGATCCGAAGACCTGACCAATTTCACCACTTAACTTAGTTGCCATATCGCCAACTAGGTTTGCATCTTGGAACTCTGCATCTTCTAATAATTGATAGTAAGATGTTTGAGAAACGATATAAACCACTTCTGAAGGGTTAACACCATATTTACCCATATTCTTTCTTAATGAAAGCAATTCAGCAGCTGTCAAAGTGTCAGATGCAAAAGCAGTTGCACTTTGTGTGTAGTCTGAATCGTTTCTTGCTAAGTGAAGTAGACCTTCAAAAGATGCACCTGAAGTACCGAAAGCACCGTCAGCGTCGTCACCAGCTAAGATAGCATTTTCAATTGCTCTAGCATGTGATCTAACCATAGACTCTCTAATTAAAGGTAGAATTGGTAGAATTGCATCTTCTTCAGTTTCATTACCTAGGTAAGATTGTGAAATGAGTTTTTTGGTTGAAAGAGTTCTTTCACTCATATCAATACCACCGAATGGTGAACCGTAAGTGTCGCCTCTTTGGGCTAAGTTACCATGTGGTGATGAACCAGAAGCTGTTTGAGCTGAAGCAAATTCAGCGTAACCACTGTCTGGTAAGATAGGGATAATCATGTTTGCAGAAGTCATTGGGATTTCTCTAAAGAGAGGTGCCAATACTAATTCATTTTGAATATCTCTTTCAATGTTAGTTGATACTACTTGCTCAAAGTCTGCAGAAGAAACACCCACACCTGAATGTGCGTTTACTTTCTCCATTAGAGATTTTGACATAGGAGTATCCCATCCTTTACCAGTTGCTAGACCAGCAAATTTGGCATCAAGAATGTCTTGCTCAAAAGCTTTTTTCCAGTCGCCTTGACCTTGTCTGTCTGTGAAATGTCTTTTTGACTCACGAATATTCATGATTTCTTCAGACTTTTCAGCAAGTTGCTTTTCAAGTGACTTAACAACAGACTCTAAATTAGAGTAGTCATCTTTCACTCTTTTCTCAACATCAGACATCAACTTCTCGGCGCCAGATAATCCAGCTTGAACGATAGTTTTTTGCTCTTCCTGTTTTGCTTCCTCAGCGGCTTTTTGAACCTCAGCTTCTTGAGCAGCCATTTCAGCGGCTTCCTCAGCAGCTTTTTGCTCAGCAGCCTTTAGTTCAGCTTGTTTCATCGCATACTCGGCTACTGCTTTTTCAGCAGCATCCTTTGCGAATGCATCAAGATCAAACTCAGGTTTGCTTTCAGGAGCTTGCTTTTCATTTGACATATTAGTCTCCATTTCTTGGGCTATTGCCCCGTTTGGCTGCTCAATTTCAACAGCATCTGCTGAATCGTTTGAGTTAGCCTTGTAAAAAGTTTGCTTATACTTATTGTAATCTTCCATAGAATCAAAAGACTTTGCCATTCCAAAAGTTGCCCCTTGGTTGCAAGGTACTGATACTACAGAAACTTCAAAGAGTTCCGCGTCCTTTATTTTATATCCGTCAGTTTCAGTCATATAATCAGCGTCCTTGACTTTGAAACCAACAGAAAAAGCCCCAAGGACACCGTCTTTAATAAGTTGTGTTACATCACCTGCAGCTTTTGATATTTTTGCTGATATCTCTAAGCCTTTGTCTGTAACTTGTAAATCTTTTGCTCTACCAATAGGTCTGTCGTAGTTGTGATTGAAAAGAATAATTGGATTGTTTTTGAAGTTTTCTAATCCTCCTTTTGTCCAAGCTTCTGTTTCAATAATATCTCCAGCTCTATCTAATGCGTTTGTACTTGCTGAGCCTTTAATCTCAACTCCACCATCATCAGTTTCACCTAATGATTTGAATGTGCTAGTCCAGTGATAAATTTTATTTGACATCTTTTTTCTCCACTTTTGGCTTGACTACTGTTTTCTTAGGAGTCACTTTCTTAGGTGCAGGTTTTGGAGCAGGTGCTGGTGCTGGTGCTAATAGAGTTTCCAAATCAATTGGGTATCTTTTCTGCATAGCAGAAAGTACTCTACTCCAAGAACCAAATGCTCTTCTTAAAAGATAGTCTTTAACTGGAACATCATTACCAAGACCTTTATAGTCTGAAAGAGAAATAGTATCAACTTTACGTTTTACTAAAAACTCTGATAATGCTTTTGCCATCTTATCTTTTGTCATATTAATTTTCCTCGCTTGGCGGAGTTTCTACTGGTCGTCCACCTTCTTCTGGATTTGCTGCTGATCCCGCTATATTTTGTGGGACTCTTGGTTGGTCAAACCCTTCTACAGGTTCTTTTCCAAGTGCTATTCTTGCTTCATTTGCTGAAAGTATTCCAGTATTTACAAGAGTTGCATAATAAGCTGCTTGGTCTCTTAATTCAGGTTGTAGAGCAGGAATACCTGTTACATCTTCATTAATTGCAAAACCAAAGTAGCGTTCTACAGCATAACCTATTTTTCTAACAATCGGTAAGATAGTTTCTAAATAATACAATCTATGATTTGGTCTTATGTTTGCATTATTACCACCATCCATAAGAATAGGTGGTATACCCATTGCTTCTAAAATAATTCTTTCGTTTGACTTGATTCCTTCTTGGAAATCTAATTCTTTAAAGTTAATTTCAGTCAAATTATCAACTTCTAAACCACCATCTAAGAAAAGAGGTCTTCTACCTCCTGATTGTGGATTGTATCTTGCAACCCATGCTTGTAACATTCTTTCTTTTATTTTCTCAGAAAGAGTGTTTGGTGATTTTAGTAC